GTTACCTGACCACTAATACCTTCTTGACCTGTTTGTAATGTAGTAAATTGATCTTCAGCGATACCTGGATCAGCTTCTACTACTGTTGTTTTTTTAGATCCCATAATTAGTTCCTAATTAAAAATATCCTCTTCCCTTATAATCCATTCTTCCAAATCGTTTCCAACTTGTTTTATGACCCTCTGGGTAAAGGTTTCGGAAATGCTGTTGCATCCCCCTAGCGACTTTGAGAGTATTACTATATGGAGCAATAAATTCTATGCACCAAAGCTGATCTCCCTCATTAGCTACATAATCTTCTTCTTGGACAATATAATCATCTTTGAAAAAGGCTTCTGATTTTTCATGTGAAAGAAAGCACCAGGTTACTAAACCTCTAGGCTTACTATTCTCATAAAAGAATCGAATCTTTCTATTATTTAAGGGATACAACAAATAGTGTGTAAATTCCCTTAATGTATAATTTTTGTGGTTATCAGATAAACTAAATAATTTTAGTCCATCTACTACAAAAGCATCATAAGTTTGTTTGTGTTCTGAGGGCATACTGAGTAGGTATCCTATGTGTACGCTACATCATTGCTAGTATCTGCTATACTAATTATACTATATTTAGTATATTCCCTCAATCAGAATTTTATACTCCAATTATTTTTTGTACTGAGGTAGGAGTAATTATTTCTGTTATCTGAGCATTTAAGCCTGACTTCATACTTGTAATCTTATCCTCTCCCATACTAGCTTCAACCCAACTTTGTACTTTAGCTTCGTCTAAGTTTTCAAAAGCTATAAAGTTAGAAATATTGTCTGTACCTAAGTCTTGTGTTCCATAGATCGAAGCTGTCAAGTTTCTGCCATCCTCATTTTGGTTAGCATCATCTTCTGCCCTTAATCCCCAATGTACGTTATGCACGACATCAATATTACTGTCTTTAATTGGGTAAGTGTTGACAGTACTTATATCCCATGTGTATGTTATAGCCATTGTTATACTCCTGCTGCTTCGTTAGCAGCTTTCTTAGCGTTCTTTACTGTAGTAGTCCAAACTGCTGCACAAATGCCTTGCACTTCTGTAGACTCATTTGATACATCTGTATCTGTATGTGTCCAAGAGTCATCCTCATTTTTTACAGAGGATACGCAAGAAATTAGTTTCCTGTGGAAAGCCCTAGTAATCTCTGTGCCATCTTCTTTGATAACAGTTGCTTCTCTGATTTGAATTTCTTTGTAGTCTCCTACAACTTCAATTTTGTCTTCTATTATTTCTTTTGTAATAGCCATTTTATTTTCTCCGGTCTGTACCTAGAATCCACTAGGTATAAGGGTTAATATAATGAGTACTTTTGTACTCGGTTACACTTGCGTGTTCGTTTAAAATTTGTTTTCATTATGTATTCTTTTTTCTTTGCCTAGAATCCACTAGACCTAATTAAGCTGCGTGATAAGTAAAACCAAAATCAAAGTACGCATTAGCTGGAGGTGCAGCACCATCTGTTGCCTTTATAATACCCGTAGTTGCATTGCCACCAACACTAATAAACATACTTTTTCCTGTTTGTGCGACTTCTTGACCAGAACCATTACCTGCTTGACCACCTGTGTTCTTAGCTTGGAAAGGTAAAGTCATATTGTAAGAAGTTGGTATTGTTCCTGACGTTGGTACATAATGCGACCTGACCGCACAATGAACTATATTACCAACTTTTGTATATGTACCAACATTTGTGCTTGTTACAGTACCTGCACTACCCCCACCATTTACAGTATAAGTAGGGGTAAATGTACCTTCTTCATAATCGTCTAAGGCATTGGCTGCTGCGGTGTCAGTATTAAATATAAGACCATTAGAATTTACTCTTAACTTTCTATTGCCACCAGCAACAACATCTATTACATCTCCCGCAGATTCAGTTATATAAGTATTACCACCTGCGTCTAGGAATAGTTTTCCTTGTGGCATTATAACTAGGTTTTGTGCTGAACCAACTGCGGGGTTTCCAATTTGGACTGTTCCATCCCCATCAATTTGCATTCTAGTAATATTTCTAGTTTCAAATTTAATTGCTGCTGCGTCTACTCCGTATTGAGTACCTATATGTAGAGAGGTATTACTGGCGTTGTTATGATAAATATAAGAGCGTTCAGCACTTCCACTTGGTGCTGTCGGTGTTCCTGCCATATAGTTCACACCGCCAATCATAGACATTCCTACAACATTGCCAGTTGTAAAATTAATTGTATTGGTGTCAAACCCTATAATAGTGTCTGTGTCGCCTATGTGAGTAATATTAGACCCAACTGTCATAGCTGATGCGCTTAAAGTGCTTCCATCCCACGTAAGGTCGCCTTCTGCGTTTAATGTATTCGCTGACGCGCTACCAGTTATTACCTTATTATCTGCATTATTATTTATTGTTGTGCCACTTGCATCTTCCCAAGCTACACCACTTCCAGTTGAAGTTAATACTTGTCCATCACTACCCTGTCCACCATTAATTTTAAAATTATCTGCATCCATGTAGCCAGTAACTTCTACACCACCGGTTACTGTTGTTAGTTTAGTAGATCCGCCATATTCTAATGCAACTCCTGCACCAAGATCACCAACTATTACATTACCACCTGAATATCCTAGTACACTAGTTCCTGCTATTTGATAACCATAACTAGCACTAGAAATATTTATATTGTTGGCGAAAGTTGATACTCCTGAAACAGTCAATGTATCTGTATCGGTGTCTCCTGTTATGTTTATACCTGTGGCTTTGGTGGCTAGTTTTGCACTACCACCATGATAGAGTGTAACTGCTCCACCCTCATTAACAACGATCATATTTTGGGAATCAGCAGCATTATTTAGTTCTAAAGTATTTGTTAATATAGCTAAATTACCAGTTCCAGCATCCTTTATGTAACTTTTAGACCCACTATGATAGATCTCAAGATCATTACCTGTACCGACTTTAATCTTCTGATTATCGACAAGCGTAACTGAGCCATCTGACTCTATAAAATCTGATAAACTTCTTGCTTTAGTCATTTTTAATTTCTCCTACCATACATTTCTCTTATTTTATAAACCATAATTCAACTGTTTCACTTCTGTCTTTTAATTTTGTCCAATTAGAATTTATAGCTTGTCCTTTTGTGATTGGAACTTGTCCAAGTAATCCAATACAATTCCATTCATCTCTTGATTCTCTGTTTGCATATATTTGATTTCCGTCTGCGTCTAAGTTTTCTATAAACTCTGGGTTAAGTCTTTTTCTCTGCATTGGGGTAACTGTCTTATCAGAAGGAACTACCCAACCTGCAGGAACTCTATCAGACCAACATTGTTGGTCTTCATCCCCAGTATTATTAGTATCACCAACATCTTTCCATGTCCAAAAATCTACTGTATCGTATAGGTAGCCATCATAATCATCTTTTAAATATTTACCTGTCCATCTTAGTCCTGCCGAACCACCAACTACAGAAGTACCATCTGAACCGGGTCTAACTACTCCTAAAGGTTGTTCTCCACTTGTAGCTGCTCTTACTTTTTCATTTACCAGAACTACACTTGTACCTACTGGTATTGCAGTTCCGTCTGTTGATTCAAAATACTCAGCGTAGTCAAAACCACCTGTTAAGTACGAACCATCAATATCAATGTTTCCTGCTGCTTCAAACTGAATACAAGGGTCGGCATTAGGCATATCAACCATTCTTAAATTAACACTATGAGTATGTAATCTTATAGTATTACCAGCACCAGCATCCCACCAATCCATGTAAGAAGCACCTGGTGTTTTCATTTTCAGATGAGCATACCCTTGTCCCGCAGTACCGGTTCTTCCAACTGTGAGGACATTATAGGCTGCATCTGTACCACCTAAAGTTACATCCCCATTGGCATCTACATTCATGACTTCTGTAGTTTCAGCAAGTAGATTTAAAACATCTCCTGTGCCATCTTGACGAACATTAAGGGCTGTAAAAGGAGCAAGAGACTGATCGGAATGAATAAATACCAATCCATCTGCTGCGGCACTATTTTGAGAAGAGTATACCTTTAGAGCAGTACCAGGAGCACCGGCTGCACTATCAACTATTTCTAATATAGCACTTGGGGACATCGTGCCCAAACCTAATTTACCATCCCCATCAAGTACCATCCGTTCTGCCCCAGAAGTTCCATTATGAGTACTAAATCTTAATTCAGTAGTATCATTTGAATGGTCTGTGAATCTAGCATTTATTGCTGCGGAAACTCCTGCATCATTTGCAAAGTACAGAACAGCGTTTGTGTTGTCTGTAGCACTTGAGTTTTGTATTATTAAACTTGCGTTATTATTAGGCCCTACCTGAGACCATAAAGATCCAGCAGAGCCTTTATTAGCTGTTATAGAAAGTATCCCATTGTCAGCAGTAGTGTTTCCTATTGATACATTTCCGTTATGAATACGCATGGCTTCTGAACCGGCTGCTTCAAACTGAATGAAACCATCAGAATCAAGGTTTATATCTTCATTTCCATCATGAGTCATCAGATGGACTGAAGCACCTGCAACTTTTTGTTGTATAACAAAACCATTGCTCGGATGTATGCTTATAGAGCCAATGTCTGTTGCACTATTATCTTCAAACAAAAGCATAGTTTCTTCAGTAGAAGATGCTTTTAAAGTTAATAGTTCTGGAGCACTTGTACTTCCTATACCAACATTTCCACTATTTCTTATTACAAGTGCATGATTTGAACTTGTATTACCCATGTAAATATCACTACCTTGAATGAGAAGGTTTCCTGTTCCAACATCTTTGATATAAGAGTCTGAAGCATCATGATAAATTTCCAAGTCATTACCAGTACCAGCACGAATCTTAACATTATCATTAAAGTCAACTCCTGTTGCTCCACCTACTGAGGTTATACCAGTAAGGTTAGCACCACTACCAGCAAAGCTAGTCGCAGTTACTACACCAGTTACATCAACACCTGTAGAGGTTGTTTCTAATTTTTCTGAACCATTATGATAAAGTTGTACTCCTGCTCCCTCTACTGCTCTAACCATAAAATCACTAGATGCTGCATTTAAGAACCCTACTTCACTTCCTGTAATTCTTAAAGCCCCTGTTCCAACATCTTTGATATATGAATTTTGAGTATCATGATAAATCTCTAGGTCTCCCCCTGTACCAAAGATAGCCTTATCATTATCAGTAAAGGTCATATTTTCATTAACAGTTGTAGTAGCGTTAATAGATAAAGAGTCTGCTGCTGCATCTCCTAAAGTTAAGGCCCCATTTAAAGTTGTTGTTCCTGTTACTGTTAGATTACCCCCAACATCTACATTACCTGTAGTTGTTACTGAAGTTAGTGTTGGAGTAAGTGTGGGTTCAAATCTTGAATCTGTAGTATCAAAAGCTAGGATAGCATTGTTAGCGTTGCCTGTTAGGTCTACATCATTTGCTTCTCCTACTGAGAAACTTGCTAAGTTAAATGTTCCATAACCTACGATACATACATTGTCTCCTGTCGCTGCTGCCGAAGCTAGAACTACATTAGTTCCTGAAGTAGCTGTTACATCTGTACCGACTACGAGCTTAACACCATTAAGGTAAATATCTGCATACCCAGCATCATAAGTCGCTGGGAAAGTTGTTGTTGAGCTGTCTGTGTAAGATCCTGAGTTTGTTCCTACAACATAATCATACCTGGCTGATGTACCATTAACTGAAGAACCAGCAGCTACCCATCCACCTGAAGAGTAAACCTTCATAGAGTTGGCTGTAGTATCAAAGAATAATGCACCTACAACTAAAGCATCGCCATCATTATCAACTGTTGGAGCTGAAGATTTAGCACCTAAATATCTATCATCAAAACTGTCATACGAAGCAGCAGCAGCAGTTGCAGAACTTGCCGAAGCAGTAGCTGAACTAGCAGAAGCTGTCGCTGATGAAGCTGAAGCAGTTGCCGAGGTAGCAGCAGCCGAAGCCGAACTAGCAGCAGAAGTAGTACTACCAAATAAAGTATCTATGTAATTCTTAGTAGCTACATCTTGTGCTGAAGTAGGATCGCCTGTGCCTGTAATTTTGTTTGTACCCATAGCGATAGCACCAGACATAGTGCCACCAGCAGTAGCGAGTCTAGTATCTCTTTGAGTATCTGTGTAAACTTTTGTTGCAGCATCTTGGTTAGCTGTTGGGTCTCCCATTCCTGTGATCTTGGAAGTTCCCATTGCTATAACACCACTCATTGTTCCACCTGAGAGGTTTAATTTAAGAGCGTCTGCTGTATCGGTATATAGTTTTGTAGAAGGATGAAGATTAGATGAAGGTGCTCCAGCTAAAGTTATGTTTCCTGTCATTGTCCCACCAGCAAGAGGAAGTTTGGTAGCTATTGAGTTAGTAATTGTTGTACTAAAGTTAGCATCATCTCCTATTGCAGCAGCAAGTTCGTTAAGTGTATCTAACGCCCCTGGGGAAGAATCTATTAAGTTTGAAACTGCTGTTGATACAAACGCTGTTGTAGCTATTTGAGTTGTGTTAGTAGCAGCAGAAGCTGTAGGTGCTAAAGGTGTTCCTGTTAGACTTGGAGAAGCTAAATTTGCTTTTAGTGCATCAGCAGTATCTACATAATTTTTAGTAGCTGCATCTTGAGCAGAACTTGGGTCGGTAACATTTGCAATAGTCGTTCCTGTTACATCTAAAGTTCCATTGACTGTAACATTATTAAAAGCAGAAGCCCCAGATGAAGCAGTAATATTACCTGTTACATCTCCTGTAAGATTTCCTGTAACATTTCCAGTTACATTGCCTGTTAGGTTTCCTGTTACATTACCTGTAACTCCACCTACGAATCCTGTGTTCGCAGTAATTGTTGTACCTGTGATTGCTTGAGCAGAAGCTGCTCCTATTACAGTACCATCAATATTACCTGCATTAATATCAACAGAAGCTAATGTGGCTAATCCACTTGTTCCTACTGTTGTAAATAAACCTGTTGAAGCTGTTGAAGCTCCGATAGAAGTGTTGTCGATTGTTCCTGAGTCTATATCGACTTTCGATATATCCACTTCTCCAGAACCATTTGGAGTAATAGCAATATTGCCATTTGAATTTGTTGAAATTATAGCCGAGCCATTAATATTAATATTATCAATAGTCGCATTAGTGATAGGAGAACTAACTCCTAGTGTTACACCATCAATAGTTCCCCCATCTATATTGGCAGTAGTTACTGTACCTAAGTTTGAGATAGTAGCTGAAGCAAAAGAAATTGCTCCTGAAGCTGTTAAACTTGTTGTAGTAACAGAACTGAATTGCCCAGAGGTTTGGACAGATCCACCAATAACTGTGCCATCAATAGTTCCTGCATTAATGTCGGCTGTATCAGCAACCAAGCTATCAATGTTTGCAGTTCCATCAATGTATAAATCTTTCCACTCTTTAGAGGAACTTCCTAGATCTCTTGCATTATCTGTGGATGGAACTAAATCACTAGCTACTTGAGCAGTAACTGTAACTGTGTCCGAAGAAGCATTACCGATTGTGGCATTGCCATTTAATGTTGTAGTTCCTGCAACTATAGTGTTGCCAGAAACTGTTAAATTGTCTGATAAAGTAGTGGCCCCTGTAATTCCAAGAGTTCCCCCTACTGTTGTATTTCCTGTAATGGCTACTGTTGAAGATAGGGTAGTTGCACCAGTAACTCCAAGAGTTCCCCCTATAGAGGTAGTAGTAGCGTTAAGGCTATCTATATAAGCTACACCATCTATGTATAAATCTTTAAACTCATACGAAGACGAGCCTAAATCTACAGTATTATCTGTATGAGGTAATATTTGATTTGAAGCGTTGTTAACTACTATTTGAGACCAAACAGCAGCACCAGAAGAATTATTTAAATTAACAAATAACTTCTGTCCATTGGTGTTTAACCATATTGAACCTGGGGCGTAACCATCAGCACTATCATCCCCAACAACAGGATTTGCTGTGGCAGTAGTATTATTTAATCCACCAACACCACCATTTGCAGGTAATAAATATCCACTTACTGAAGTACCTAAAGGAATTTTAGGAGAATCTCCTGAACCCCCTGTATGAACATGACCAGTAGAACCTGAAAAGGCAGCTAGTAATTGGTTAAACTCTGCATTTAAAGGGGGTGCTGTAATATTTGCACCATTGATAATTGTCGCTACTGATTGTCTAGTATATCCTGCCATTTATTATTTTCTCCCTGCTGCTGAGAACTCAAAAACTATTCCTTGAATAGAATGGGGGTCAAACTGACCTACTGTTACATAGGTTACTTGTGCTGCGAAACCCGATCCTTGAACATTTGTTACCATGATCGGTTTATCGTTGCCCCCATAATTAATATTAGCCCCTGCATAATTTATATTTGTACCTTTGTATCTAACCGGTGCACCTAGGGATTCTTCGGAATACGAAGAAGGTACTGATGTGGTAGGGTCATCCCAATCATAAGTAACCCCTAGGTTCATTGTGAAAGGCCCTTCGGCTCGTACAAAAGTATTAATTTTTCTAAGGGTTTTTCTGACTTCAGTATCTCCAAAATCAAAATACGGAGTAGTGTATACTCCTACTATGTCTGCCCCATTAAAAGATTTACCATTTTCTTGTTTGTAAATTTTTCCATCATAATCCCCATGTAAAACAAGTTCTGTTGTTCCTACATAACCAGAGGTGCAGCAAGAAGCCCTAATACCGATAAGCTCTCCAAACTCCCACCCTATCCTTTGGTCTGATGTTCTTAACCCACCAATAATTCCAAAACTATCTATGACTGCATGAGTAGTATCCCCAATAAAGTATCTTAATTGGGACTTAGATCTTATGACTAAGCCATTTAAAGTATCTAAATCAAAATCATTACTAAGAGTGCTTAGAATTAATTGAATTGGTTTTGATATTGTTTCTAATTCAACATCTCCAATCCTAGAAGTCCCAGCCACAGGTCTTAATCCATCTGGGGCTAAAAATACTAAGTCCCCACCTATTTCTAAAACAGAATCTCTAGCTATACACCCTACGTTTGCTGTTACTTGGCTTAAATTAAACCCAGAAGAAACATCCGCAGTTAATTTTTTAATTTCATTAGATCCGAATAAAAATAAATCATCTCTAAAAGGTTTAAAATTAACTAAATCAAATCCTATCTGTGATTGTCCTGACCCGGCTGCTGCTGTCCATGTAAAAGGATCTTGAGGAGCTGAGTGGGCTACTACTGATAGTTTTGTTCTTTGAGAACCTAAAAATAAATGGTTTTCAAACACTTCTACTACTGTTGGGGCATCTAAAGCCATCACCCCGCCAGGTGAACTTGTACCACCCGAATTACTTACTTTTATCTCTTTCCAGGCAGTTCCATCAAATACGACAGCATGATTAACACCATCTACAAAAACTATATGGTTGCCTGATCCAAAGTTAAACTTAGTGTGTCTAATTTTAGCTACAGTTAAAGTACTCTTTGTAGTGTTATGGGTAATACCTGTTGATTGTGCTACCCAACCTGTCCCAAAAACATACTTATAAAATTTGTAAGTATTTGCTCCTGAGTCTTTCCTTGCAGCAAGAATCATATCTTGTTGCGTTGTAGTATCTTTAAATAAAAATACTCCTAAAACTTTTCCAGTTGCTGAACCTGCTCCTACTTCACCATAAGTAGTATCATATTCATCAAACCCTAGTACCCTTCTATACCCACCATAATCCGATATTTCGTAGTTAACTAATCTAGTAGCAACACCTGGGTAATTTTCAGCAAGATCCAAGTGGTTCTCGTTGCTGTTTAATCCCCCACTACAAATTACTTTATAGGACTGGACTCTATCAGCCATTAGAATTTAACTCGTCTATCTCTCACACTTTCATATTTATTGATGTGAATGGATTGCATTTCTTTAATTCCTTGTTGGAATGAACCAGCAGAAATTTGAGCACCTTCCATATTGTCTTTAAACATATACATATAAAAAAGTGCCCCATCAATAATTACAGCATCATGATTTGTAGGCACTCTTGAGGTGTCTGAATATAAATCAAGTCCTGTATGAGTCAAATAATATCTAAATTTAACTGTGTAGGCTTTGTCTGGGCTTGGTGAGACCCCATAGCCATTACCATGAGAAGGGAACACAAAACTAGGCATATTAGTGCGAAGTTCCTGCATTGTCATCTTCATCACGATAGTTTCTATACCACACATCTCTTTCTATAAATTTTAAAGAAGTGGCAGATACATTTATACTATCGTCTTTTGCAATCTGAAAACTGTTCCACTCGGCTATTTTAAAAAAAGTAGGCCATGTGTATTCCTCTTGCCCCACAGACATAACCTGAGTGTGTTCTGCTGAGTTAAAGGGCCATTCAAATTCTGCTTGGCTTATTTTAGCTATTGCATCTCTTACTGAGTCTTTAGCTAAAGATTGA